CCTCCAATTACACTATATCATCGGCCAAAAACGGCCTATCAGTTGGCCCTGTTACTGTAAATACTGGGATAGCGGTAACGGTGGGTACTGGTCAAAAATGGTTAGTTCTTAATTAAGGAATCAACATGAGTAATTTAAAAATTCAAGGAAATGCGAGCGGAACAGGAACCACCACTCTGCAATCTGGAAACACTAACAGCAATCTGACGCTTGCACTTCCGATCGCTGACGGAACAGCCAACCAGGCACTGGTTACAGACGGTGCGGGGGTTTTGTCGTTTGCCTCTACCGGCTCTGGTGATGTTGTCGGCCCATCTTCTTCGGTTGATTCTGAGTTGGCGCTCTTTGATAGCACGACCGGTAAACTAATCAAACGTGCGTCACTGACAGGTTTAGTTAAAGCGACATCAGGCGTGGCGTCTGCCGCTACATCTGGTACAGACTATCTAGCACCGCCAAGTGGTACGGCAATATTAAAAGCTAATAGTGGTGGCGCATTAGCAAATGCCACGGCTGGAACAGATTATGTTGCACCTAGTGGCGCATTAGGCACACCAAGTTCAGGCACATTAACTAACTGTACGGTTGATGGCACTAACCCTATTGGCTACCGTGATTTACCTGCGGTTGGTACTAAGACAAGCTCTTACACGTTAGCTGTAGGTGACGTAGGCAAGTATGTACAAGTAGGTACAAGTGGCTCTATAACGATACCTGATGCGACATTTGCTGAAGGTGACGCAATCTCTATCTTCAACAATACGAGTGGCAACATTACGATTACCTGCACAATTACTACAGCTTACATTGCTGGTACTGATGCTGATAAGGCTACGGTAACTCTGGCAACTCGCGGCATTGCTACGGTGTTGTTTATTAGCGGAACGGTCTGTGCTATTACAGGAAACGTGTCATGAGTGGCATTATGAATATGCTGGTGGCTGCCAAGACTACGGTAGCAGCGGCAGTCGATGCGTTCTTTAATCTGACTACGTTACTGCTTAACACTAGCAGCACTAACGGAGCGCAGAACAATACGTTCTTAGACTCTAGCACTAACAACTTCACTATTACTAGAAATGGTAATACGACTCAGGGTACGTTTACGCCGTTCAGTCAGACAGGGTGGGGTACGCATTTTACCGGTACATCAGGGACAAGACTAACCTACCCCGGAAGTGCAAGTACGTATGTATCAGGCACAGGTGACTTTACTATTGAGATGTGGATAAACATTGATCCTGCATCGGCTGGTCATTCTCGCATCTTAATTGAAGGCGATGTAAGCAATGGTATTCAATTTCGTCTTGGTCCAAGTAATACAACTAACATTAACGGCTTGAGCGTATCTCGTGTGTTTAATGCAGACAATGAATATTGTAGTTACACATTTGAATTTAATACGTGGTATCACGTAGCAGTTGTAAGGGCTAGTGCTGTTTACTATTTCTTTGTAAATGGTGTGCAGCAAACAACGCAAGGATCAGGTACTAGCACATATTCATTTGCAACTGCAGCTCTTGTTTCTATTGGGGATAATAATTCATATCCCAACGATGAAATATATAAAGGGTACATATCCAACATACGTGTTTCTAGTGTGGGTAGGTACACATCAAACTTTACGCCAAGCACAACGCCTTTAACAGCATTGTCTAACACTCAGTTTTTGTCTTTGCAAAATAATAGGTGGATTGATAACAGCACCAATGCATCAGCAATTAGTGTTGTTGGTAGCAGCGGCACACCATCCATCCAAGCATTCAGTCCATTTTTACCTACTGCTGCATACGATGCTGCGGTAGTAGGTGGTAGTGGGTATTTTGATGGTACTGGTGATTATTTAAACAGCACAATTACTGCTGTTAGTGATTTTACAGTTGAGTGTTGGGCATACTTTACAACAGCCGCAAGTAAAACAATTTTAACTATAGGTGATGGCTCTGCAACTTCAGGATTTGAACTATATACAAATAGTGCAAGTTACATTGTTATGGGCAATGCTACTGGAAGCGTTTCAACAAATCCAACTACGCTAAAAGCAAATCAATGGTATCACTTTGCAGCTACTAGGTCTGGAAGTACGATAACTGCTTATGTGAATGGCGTATCTATTGGTACTGCAAACATGGGTAGTACAACACTTGCTACGACAATTCGTGTTGGCGTGGAGTTTTATAGCTCAACTTTGGCGCAATACTTTACTGGGTATATTGGAAGTTTACGAGTAAGTAACACCGTAAGAACTGGTTTAACTACTTTACCTACTGCTCCATATACTTCTGATGCAAATACAGTTTATCTTTTAAATTACACAAACGCTGGCATCTTCGACTCTACTGCTAAGAATGTATTAGAGACTGTAGGCAACGCACAGGTAAGCACTACACAGGCGAAGTGGGGTACTACGTCGATGTACTTTGATGGTACAGGTGATTATCTAAATGCTGGTAAGAACGAAATGTTTAGTATTGGTTCAGCGGAAGATTTTACATTTGAAGCATGGATTTATGCGGCTTCTGTTTCTGATGTTTCAGTATTTGGCATAGGCTCAAGCACAACCTTTGCGTACAGGATTCTTTCGGGATCGCCTTATATTTATGTGCAAACAACTGGCGGTCTTTTAAACTCTGGAACAATAACCGCAAACACATGGACGCACATTGCTATATCAAGAAGCGGCGGAACTATGCGTTCGTTTTTAAATGGTGTTCAAGCTGCATCGGTTGCAAACACAGGATCATTTAGTGCTTCTGCCGGAACAGGCGCTGGTGTATATGCTGGAGCAGCTAATTTAGCTGGTGCTTCTACGCCCGGATATGTTTTTAATGGTTACATAGATGATTTGCGTTTTACTAAAGGTTACGCACGTTATACAGCTAACTTTACCGCTCCAACCGCAGCCTTCCCTCTCCAATAGGTGACTTATGTATTCTAAAAACGGATCAATTCCTAAAGCTGAGACAGATGGCACAGATGGCTGGATTGAAGTGGCTGATGCTCCTGAGTGTCCTGAAGGTAAAGAGGTAGTGTGGTGGTATCCACCGGGTTGGGTTATTCGTGATCCTAAGCCAGAGGGCAATTGGTCGTGGAGTCAATCGCAAGAGCAATGGGTTGAGTACATTCAGCCAGAGCAAATAACTGAGTTGGCCACAACGGATTTACCGGCTATCACTAGCGCCGATCTTAACTCTTTAACAAGTTCAGACATCCCAGCACTATGACGCCTGAGTTGCAAAAGTATTACGAAGATAGATTCTCAATGATGGCCACTCAAGGGTGGCTTGACTTGGTAGAAGATATTGACGAAATGGTGAACGCATTAAATAATCTTTCTGCTGTTGAAGACGAAAAAAGTCTACAATTCAAGAAAGGCGAACTTTCTATTTTGCTATGGCTGAAAAACTTACGACAAGTCAGCTCTGACGCTTATGAGGATTTAAATGCGCCGAATGTATGAATTTGCCTGTGAGAACGGGCATCGTATTGAGAAATTGGTCAGTTATGAGCTGGTTCAAGTTCAATGCGAGTGCGGAAGGTTAGCCGACCGCATAATATCTGCTCCAGCGTTTTTATTGGAGGGTTGGTCGGGGTCATTCCCGACCGCCGCAGCCCAATTTGATCGTAGGCATCGAGAAAAACTCGCTGCGGAGCAAAAAGCGAACAGATAACCAGCTTCTGGCCTGTTTATTATTATCCTGGGAACCAAAAGATGGCAGGAAAAGGAAACCTAATATGTTAGTTGATCCAGAAAATGAGTTGCCTTCTGAGTTAGAGACAGAAGAAGCCAAGCTAGATTCTACGATTGGAAATGACAAACCAGACCTTCCTGAAAGGTATCGGAATAAGTCTCTTGAAGACGTTATGAAGATGCACCAAGAAGCGGAAAAAGTCATTGGACGCCAAGCGCAAGAAGTCGGCGAAGTGCGGAAACTGGCTGATGAACTGATTAAGCAAAACCTCAATTCCAGACAGCAACCTATTGCAGAGGAAGAGCAGGAAGTGGACTTCTATGAAGACCCACAAAAGGCAGTTCGTAATACGATTGATAGGCACCCTGACATCATTGAGGCTCGAAAAGCCGCATCGGAGTTAAGGGCGTTACAGACTCAGCAAAAGTTAGCTCAAGCACACCCTGATTTCGAGCAAGTCGTTCGCGATGAGGGGTTTGTGAATTGGGTTAAATCGTCAAATATCCGCTTGGATTTATTCAAGCGCGCTGATGCAGAGTTTGATTTTGATTCGGCTAACGAATTGCTGTCCACCTATAAAGAGTTGCGTGGTATTCAGACGAAGCAAGCGACCCAACAAGCATCAACGGATCGCCAGAAAACGATGAAATCTGTACAAGTCGATAGCGGTGGAAGCGGTGAGAGTTCAAAAAGAGTTTACCGACGTGCTGACCTAATTCGGCTAAAAATGAACGATCCAGCCCGATATGACGCATTGTCTGATGAGATTATGGCGGCGTATCAAGAGGGCAGGGTTAAATAAAACTTTTGATCTAGGAGTAATAACATGGCAAATGCAGCATTTTCCCCAACCAATAGCGTAACGGTATCGAGCGCAGCAACCTTCGTTCCAGAGATTTGGAGTGATGAGATTGTTGCCGCTTATAAGAAGAACCTCGTTCTGGCCAATCTGGTCATGAAGATGAACTTCCGTGGCAAAAAAGGTGATGTGATCCACATCCCAGCACCAACTCGCGGCACAGCTAACGCTAAAGCGGCAACTGATGCAGTGACTTTGATCGCTGCCAGCAACACCGAAGTACAAGTATCGATCGACAAGCACTATGAGTACAGCCGTTTGATCGAGGACATCGCTGAAATTCAAGCTCTGAACTCAATGCGTCAGTTCTACACTGCCGACGCTGGTTACGCTTTGGCTCGTCGCGTTGATACCGATCTGGTTCAACTCGGTCGCGCATTTAACGGCGCAACAGTTGGCACCGACGACTATGCAACTAGCAACACAACTACTAAAGCCTTTATCGGCTCAAACGGTACAACTGCATACAACTCAACATCGTCGAATGCAGCCGCTCTGACTGATGCAGCTATCCGTCGCACAATCCAGCGTTTGGATGACAACGACACACCAATGGATGGCCGTTTCTTCCTGATCCCTCCTTCAAGCCGCAACACATTGATGGGTCTGGCTCGCTACACTGAGCAAGCATTCGTCGGTGATGGCAATGCAATCCGCAACGGCGAAATCGGCAACCTGTACGGTATCCCTGTTTTTGTCTCGTCCAACGCTGATACTGGCGCTGGTAACAGCACTACAGACCGTATCTGCTTGATGGGTCACAAGGATGCAATGGTTCTGGTTGAGCAGTTGAGCGTTCGTTCGCAGACTCAGTACAAGCAGGAATACCTCGGTACCCTGTTTACTGCTGACACGATCTATGGTGTTAAAGCCATGCGTGCTGCGGCAACTGTCGGCGCAGCTCTTTCGTCTTCGGCATTTGCCTTGGCCGTACCTGCCTAATTAAACTCCCCACCTTCGGGTGGGGGTTTTTAACCTAATTAGGAGAAATACTATGGCAACAGCATCGGCAGTAACTGTACGTGCAGGCAACGATCAATTCCGTGGCCTGTTTTCTGATACGTGGCTGGTAACAGCTACACTTGACGCTGGCTCGTTAGTAGATGGCGCTGGCGAAACTGATGACGTAACCGTCCCAGGCGTTGCCTTGGGCGATATGGTCATTGGCGCATCATTGGGCGTGGATTTGGTTGGTTTGACTGTTACTGGCTACGTTAGCGCAGCCAATACTGTTAAATTCCGCATCCAAAATGAGTCAGGCTCTACCGCTGACTTAGCATCTTCAACATTGCGCATCGTTGTAGTTCGTTCATTAGCATAAGATTCAGGGGCTTCGGCCCCTGATTTTTTAAAGGTTGTTATGGCTACATTTAGATGCCTTCAAAGTGGTCAAATGGTTACGTTTAACCAGCCCCACGATATAGATAGCATGAAAGGCCATGCCGGTTATGTGCGTATCGACGAGTCCGAAACTTTAGACGATAACGACGAACATTTAATAGTTATGCAGCCACCAGAGGCGCAAAAACGGCCTGGGAGGCCGAGAAAGATAGATAATGTCTGATATCGATTTGCGCGAATTTGGCAAACTAGAGGCTCAAGTTGAAGTGCTTCAGGTTGAAGTTAGCGCACTGCGCGAAGACGTCAAAAAGCTGTTGGCTATGGCTAACAAGTCTAAAGGCGGCTTTTGGGTCGGTATGGCCATTGCGTCAGCCATGAGCGGCATTTCGGCATTTGTCCTAGATCGGGTTTTTTTTAAATGAAAAACGGTCTATTAACCGGCAAAACCTGCCCCATTGCAACGCAGGATGTATCGGTCAATCTGAAAAACCGAAATCATGCGTTCAAAGAATACGGTTATGGCCCACCTAATCCAGATGAAGCCAACACGGCTTTCTGGATGAAAAAGGCCACGATGTACAACGCGCCGACCAATACCGTCAAAAGTATGAGATGCGGCAATTGTGCGGCGTTTATTCAGACGCCGAAGATGATGGAGTGCATTGTTGGCGGGTTGGAGAAGGACGAAAACGAAGATGAATTGTCGTATGACGAAGAATTTGTAGCAGCGGCTGATCTAGGCTATTGCGATTTGTTCCAGTTTACTTGTGCAGCGGCTCGCACTTGTGATGCGTGGAAGGGCGGCGGCCCTATAACTAAGGATTAAGATATGTCAACATTTCAGTTAGACCCTAATCAAGTGGCTTTCGGTGTGCCAGCTATGGGTACAGCCCAAGTATTTTCTGTCACCAACTCGAGTGTTCAATCAGCCGCCTTTGGTGCATCCACAACGATGGTTCGTTTATCTTGCTCTTTAGGACATTGCCATTTTCAAATTGGCACAAATCCAACAGCAAGCCTAACAACTTCACCCATGATGCCTAACAACTTTTCTGAGCTTGTTAGGGTAAATCCTGGGGAAAAGATTGCTGTTATTAAAGATGCAACTGTAGCGGCATCAACATTTTCAGTAACGGAGTTAATATGAAAAAATCAACTACGGCTCAAAAGAAAATGGGCAAAGTCATGGGTGAATACAAAGCAGGTTCTTTGCATTCAGGCAAGGGCGGCCCTGTAGTCACAAATCGCAAGCAAGCCGTGGCCATCGCCATGAGCGAGGCAAAGATGCCTATGCGTGGCCAAAGAACGGCTAAAAACAAGGCCAAAAAGACGTAGTTTTCTCTATAATAGGGGCGAAGGCTTCTTCCCACGGGGGATAGGCAAAAGCTGGCTCTGTGTAAGGTTGCGGGGAAGCGAATGACCTATCTTCAAATTGTAAATTCTATTTTGGTGCGACTGCGCGAGCCAACGGTGTCAACTGTCGGCCTTGATGCGTACTCAACTTTAATCGGCAAGTTTGTTAATGACGCCAAGCGCCAAGTCGAGGACGCCTACGATTGGAATGCTCTCGGCCAAGAAAAAACGGTCACTACCACATCCGGCACGTATGTCTATTCGTTGACCGGTGCAGGTGAAAAGTTCCGTGTATCCAGTGATCCGTTAAATACCACTAGCAATGTTGTCATGCGAAATATCAGCGTGTCCGACATGCGCCAAAAGCAAAACTTCACACCGATTGTCACCAACATCCCAGCGCAATATTGCTTTGAGGGCGTTGACGGTAATGGTGATGCTCAAGTTCAATTGTATGGCCGCCCTGATGGCGTCTATACGATTAAGTTCTTTTTGACCATCCCACAAGCGGTATTGTCATCGGATGGCACATCGGTGCTAGTGCCTGACGTATTGGTTGAGCAAAATGCTTACGCTCGGGCGTTGGTTGAGCGTGGCGAAGATGGTGGCCTATCATCCTCGGAAGCGTACAATTTGTATCGCTCTATGTTGGCTGACTACATTTCGTTGGAAGCTACGCGCTTTCCTGAAACGCAGGAGTTTGTTCCCGTATGAGCCAAGCACTTGAACGATTCAGCGTTAATGCACCAGGCTTCTATGGCCTGAATACGCAAGACTCGCCATTAGATTTGGCGGCTGGATTTGCGTTGACTGCGATTAACTGCATTCTGGACAAGTACGGTCGGATGGGCGCACGTAAGGGGTGGACGAAAGTTAATACCAGTTCAGGAAACCTTGGCGCTAATGATGTCGGCGTCATCCACGAATTGGTGCTTACTGGCGGTTCCGTCACTACATTATTTGCCGGAAACAATAAGATATTCAAATTAAGCGGCACAACAGTTACTGAGTTGACCTATGGCGGCGGTGGTACAGCACCAACCATTAGCGCCAATAACTGGCAATGCGCATCGTTAAATGGAGTAACGTATTTCTTTCAGTCCGGTCATGACC